ATGGCATCGAAGACGACGGTCACCGCGGAGAACCTCGAGGCGCTGGGCGCGGCGCGGCTGGCCGCGCTGCTGGTCGAGCTGGGCGAAGGAGATGCGGACCTCAAACGCCGGCTTCGGCTGGAGCTGGCTGGCGCAGTGGGACCGGCGGAGGCGGCCCGCGAGATCAGCAAGCGGCTCACCACCATCGCCCGCGGCCGAGCCTTCATCGACTGGGAGAAGCGCAAGGCCTTCGCGGCCGACCTCGCGACCCAGCGGCGCGCCATCCTCGATCAGGTGGCGAAGGGCGATCCGGGCGAGGCGCTCGATCTCTTGTGGCAGTTCACCGCGCTCGCCAACCCGGTGTTCGAGCGCTGCGACGACGGCAGCGGCACGGTGATCGGCGAGTTCCGCGCCGCCTGCGGCAATCTCGCCGAGATCGCCGCCTCCGCGCGACCCGATCCGCGGGCGCTGGCCGACCGCACCTTCGAGGCGATCTACGCCAACGACTACGGGCAGTACGACGACCTGATTGCGCGGCTCGCGCCGGCGCTCGGCCGCGAGGGGCTCGAGCACCTCAAGGCGCGGGTCGAGGAACTGGCCAGAACGCCGGTCCCGGCCCCGAGCGACAAGGATCGGAAGATGATCGGCTGGGCGAGCGGCGGCCCGATCTTCGCCGACCAGATCGCGCGCGGTCGCCGCGACAGCACCGTCGCCCTGGCGCTCGAGGCGATCGCCGACGCGCAGGGCGACGTCGACGCGTTCATCGCCCAGAAGAGCGACAAGGCGAAGACCGTGCCGGCGGTCGCCGCCGAGATTGCGCAGCGCCTGCTCGACGCCGGCCGGGCGGAGGAGGCCTGGGCGGCGATCAACGCCGCTGCCACCGATCGCATCGGCCACACGCCCTTGGAATGGCAGCAGACGCGGCTGGCGGTCATGGAGGCGCTCGGCATGGCGGAGCAGGCGCAGGCCTTCCGCTGGGCTTGCTTCCAGAGGTTCCTCGACGCGGGCCATCTGCGGGACTTCCTGAAGCGGCTGCCCGACTTCGAGGACATGGAGATGGAAGAGCGCGCGCTCGCCTTCGTGCACGCGTCCCCGCATGTCCACGAGGCGCTGTGGTTCCTGGTGCGCTGGCCGGCCCTCGACCGCGCCGCCGACCTGGTGGTGAGGCGCGCGGGCGAGCTGGACGGCGACCTCTACCACATGCTCGTGCCTGCCGCCGAAGCGCTCGAGGCGAAGCACCCGTTGGCCGCGACGCTCGTCCGGCGGGCGCTGATCGACTTCACGCTGGCGGCGGCGCGCAGCACCCGCTACCGCCATGCCGCCCGGCATCTTCTGGAATGCCGGGGCCTCGCCGGCGAGATCGCGGACTTCGGCGCGTTCGAGACCCACGAGGCCTACCATGCCCGGCTGAAGGCCGAGCATGGCCGCAAGTCGTCCTTCTGGAGCCTGCTCGACTGAGCGGACGGGGGTCGGCGCCCGTGTGGTGTCACCACCTCCGGCGTCCATGCGCCGTCCCGGATGGGTTGGTGACACGCTTTATCAAGCGATATCAACAGCATGACCATGGTGTCACCACCCGGTGCGTCACCAACGGGGCAGCATACTCTTTTACGTATACGTGTGTGTTTCCCCCCTCCATCGATGCCCTTACACAAAAGGATGGAAAAAGCTTGGTGACAGTGGTGACACCGGTGATCCTGTTGAAATTGCGTCGGATTTCGGTGTCACCAACCTCTGGCCACAGGTGGTGACACCGGGAGGTTGGTGACACCCCGGCGCCCGTCGATTTTCCGCGGCAAAGACCTGGCAGGGCCTTGTGCGGGCTCGCGGCGTCTGCGATTCTGCCTCCGACCGAAGCCGAAGGCCCACTCCTAGTGAGCCTTCATGATGACACTCCAACCCAGCTCGTCGGGCGCGTCGGCGGACGCCGGCACGGCGATTTCGCTCGCGCCCGACGGTTCCATCCTCGCCCTCGACCTCGGCACCACCACCGGCTGGGCGCTGCGCGCTCCGGACGGCCCGATCGCCAGCGGGACCGTATCCTTCCGCGCCAGTCGGTACGACGGCGGCGGCATGCGCTACCTGCGCTTTACTAACTGGCTGACCGAGCTCGACCGGCTGAGCGGGCCGATCGCCGCGATCTGGTACGAGGAAGTGCGCCGGCATGCGGGGACCGACGCATCGCACATTTATGGCGGCTTGATGGCCACGCTGACCGCGTGGGCCGAGCTCCGCGGCGTGCCGTACCAGGGCGCGCCGGTCGGGACCGTGAAGAAGCACGCCACCGGCCAGGGCAATGCCGGGAAACCGGCGATGGTCGCGGCAGCCCGCGCGCGCGGGTTCAACCCGGCCGACGACAACGAGGCGGACGCGCTCGCGATCCTTCACTGGGCGCTCGACACCCGGGGAGGCGTCCGGTGAGCGCGCGACAGCTCCTCGAGCATACGGCCGACATCGTCGACCAGCGCCGGGAGGCGTACGGGCCGGCCGCCGCGATCATGGCCGCGATCGCCGCCCGCTGGTCGCTGACCCTCGGCCGCCCGGTCACGCCGGCGCAGGTCACCCTCTGCATGATCGACCTGAAGCTGGCGCGGCTCGTGCACGACCCTGCCTACCGCGACGGCGTCGTCGACGTGATCGGCTATGCGGCGCTGCTGCCGGAGGTGGTCGGATGAAGGCGATGCGTTTCCACCCGCCCGGCTTCGGCGGGGACCGGCGCAGCGTCGAGGAGGTGAAGCGCGACGGTTGGCACGAGCAGGGCGTGCTCGCCGTCACTGTCGACGACGACCGGCTGACCTGGCCCGAGCGCGAGCTCGTCCGCCAGCTCGGCGACAAGCTCTACGGCAGGCGTGCCGAGGCGGGCGAGGCGCAGCATGGCTGACTGGACACGCGAGAGGGTCGAGGAGCGGCTCTCCGAGGCGTCGGCGGTGCTCGCCGCGCTGCCGGGGCCGCAGCGGCGCGGATACTTCAGCACCTGGCCCGACGTCGTGCTCACAGCCCGCGAGATCGCCGAGCAGGCGCCGCGGCCGATGAAGGTGCTGCCCTCGCCGCAGGCGATCAGCCGCATGGAGGAGACGATCACCTGGAACCGGTTCCTGTCCCGCTTCCACGCGAACCTCGTCTGGGCCCGCGCCGACGGCATGCCGTGGAAGCACATCTGCCACCGCTTCGGGGTCACCCGGGCGACTGCGGTCCGTCACTGGGAGTACGCCGTCTGCGTCATCACCTGGCAGCTGAACGGCCGGGAGGTGAACCGCAAGCGCGGCATGGACTACCTGATCGAGCGGACGCGGAAGCTCCGATGGGCGAGACCCGCCACCAGGGAAGGAAGCGAGGTCGCGTGACGGCCGGCCCGGCGCGCGAGCGTGCCGGAGCCGACGCGTCGCTCTGCCTGCAGGACGATCAGTCCTCCCCGACCCCCTCCGGCTTGCAGTACCGCCACTCCTTCGCGCCGTGCCGTCCTTTCGCCTTGCGCGTCTGATAGCGCTCCCAGCCTTTCGCCTTGAGGTAAGCGCCGGCGCGCATCTGGTCGGCGCGGGTCCACCGCCCCGGCTCAAGACCGATGCACTGGCCGAGGATCTCGCCGACAGACACGTCGGTGAGGGGTGTCAAGCGCTCCACGCTCTCGGTGCGGGGCGGGTCGTAGGGCGAGGAGCCTGCGACCGTCCGCACCTCGTGGGTGATCCAGCGGGCGATCAGCGCGTCCCAGGCGTCGACCTGGTAGCGCTTGTCCTGCTCCAGCGCGGCGGCGTCGGTCAGCTCGGGGGTGTCGAGCCACCAGATCGCGCCGGCGCGGAACCGGGCGACCGCCTCGGCCCAGAGCTGGTCACGGTCGCGGGCGAGCGCCGCGGTGTCGATGCTGCCGCAGCGGATAGGCCAGAAGCGGCGGGCGCCGGTCTCGTCGCGGAGATAGGCGTCCGGGTTCACCGTGCCGGCGAAGACGCAGCTCCGCGGCACCTCGGTGGTGTAGCGGCCGTAGGGCGGGCGGAAGCGGTCGGTGGTGCGGGTCAGGAACGCCTTGATCCGCGAGACCTCGGCCTTGCCGATGGCGTCGAGCTCGGCGATCTCGATGATCCAGACGCCCTGCATGTGCATGGCGGCGTCCTTCGAGCCGAGGTCGGGCAGCTCGTCGGTGAACCAGTCCTCGCCAGCGAGGATCTTCAGCGCCGTGGACTTGCCGGCGCCCTGAGGGCCCTCGAGCACCAGCAAATGGTCGGCCTTGACCCCGGGCCGGAAGATGCGGGCGACCGCCGAGATCAGCCAGAGCGCGCCGGCCGATCGGTTGAACGCGGTGTCCTCGGCGCCGAGGTAGCGCAGGACCCAGGTCTCGATGCGCGGCACGCCGTCCCAGGCGAGCGCGCCGAGATGGTCGCGGACCGGATGCACCATGGTCTCGCGCGCCACGGCGAGGACGCTGCGGCTTACGGTCATTGGGGTCACGTTCAGCTCCCGGTGCTGCAGCCAGGCGGCGGCGCGCACGTCGTCGGCGTCGGTCCAGGCGCGGGGGAAGCGCTCGCCCGCCGGGGACCAGGGCAGCGGCCGGGTGACGAGGACCTCCTTGCGGAAGTCGTCGAACACGATGGCGCCGGCAAAGGCCTCGTCGCAGCTGAGCGCGGTGATGACGTTGGCCTCGTTGCGCTCGGGCTGGCCGGCGAGGTCGAGGCGAAGCTGATGCGACCAGGCCGGACGGACGGCGCGGTGCGAGAGGCCCCCGGTCGCGTTCAGCCGCCGGCGCAGCTCGCCGAGCTGCCGCTCGAGCACCGACATGGCGATGCCGGTCCGGCTCTTCATTCGCGCCAGTACCTGCCGTTCCGGCAGCGGGTCGAGCCTTGCCAGGACGAGACGCCCGAGCAGGGTGCCCAGCGCAGTCACGTCGGGCGGGTTGGTCAGCGCCTCGGCCGCGGCTTCGAGCTCGGCGCAGAGGGTGCCGGCGCCGGGCTCGCCCGTGACGGGCGCAGGCGTCGCCTCGGCGTCGGCCGCATCCCGCCCGCGCCCGTAGTCCGCACCGGCCGCGCCGCGCTGCAAGTCATCATTGAAGTCGTCGCCATGCAGCGGCGCCACGATCTCGTGCGGAACCCCCGCGGCGGTCAGCCGCTCGGCGAGCCGGGCGGCGGCGGCGCGTCCGGCCTCGCCGGCGTCGGCGAAGACCGTGACGCGCCGCGCATCGGCCGGCCACTGCCAGCGGGCGACGCCGTCGGCCGAGAGCGCGGCCCAGACCGGCACGCCGAAGATCGCCTGCGCGGCGAGCGCCGTCTCGATGCCCTCGGCGATGCCGAGTTGTCCGTCGTCGCCGATCGGGAAGAGCCGCACCGCGCCATCGGCGACGGAACCCAGCATCTTCTTCCCCGCCGGCGCCTTGCCCGATCCGTCGTCGAGCAGGAAGGTCCGGTGGATGCCGCCGACCTGGGCGCCGTCGGCCCGTCGCGGGACGGCGACCATGCCCGGCCAGCCGCGGCCGCCGTCGTAGTCGGTGAGGTCGGGATGGGAGAGCAGGTCCGGCGAGCCCGGATACGCAAATCCGCGACTGCGGAGGTAGGTCTCGGCCGGGGTGCCCGAGAGCGGCCGGCAGCCGTCGAGGATGCGGCGGACCTCGAGGGTGTGGTCGGGCTTCGGCCGAGGCGCCGGCACTGGCCGACCCATGTGCGCGAGGCGGGCGGCCTCCTCGAAGAGCGCTCCGTCGGTCAGCCCGGTCGCGTGATAGATGAGGTCGACCGGACCCGCCCGCTCGCCGGTCGAGAAGTCGAAGCCCCAGCCGGCGTAGTGGCCGTCGAGGTGCAGGACGCAGGAGCCCTCCTTCCGCGGCGGCCGGCCGGAGAGGTCAGCGCAGCGCAGCGTCCGCCGGTCGGGCGCGGGACGGGCCTGCGGGAACAGCTCCGGCAGCCAGCCGGCCGCGGTCGCGGCGAGCTGCGCCTTCACCGCGGCGAGGTCCACGCGCGGCGGCGGCGACCAGACGTCGTTGAGGTCGATCATGGCGGTCCGGCCTCAGGCGAGAATGACCAGGCCGCGCTCGGCGCGGGTGATCGCGGTGTAGAGCCACCGCCGGCGATCGAGCTCGCTCTTGCCGAGCCCATCGTCCCAGACGATGACGTTCTCCCACTGCGAGCCTTGCGCCTTATGGGCGGTGATCGCCCAGCCGAAGGTCGCCTCGGTCAGCTTCCGCTTCTCGCGCCAGTCGCGGTCGTGCCGTTCGCGGTCGAAGCCGAGATGATCCTCGAAGTGCCCCTTGTAGATCCGGAGCCGGCCGGGGGCGCCGCTGCTGTCGGCCGGCGCCACCGGCCTTCTGTCCTCGCCCCGGAGCACCGCCGAGAAATAGAGGCTGCCCTCGTCGACCACGTCCTCGAGCGTGATGAACATGCCGTTGATCAGCCCGATGTCGTTCTGGTTCTTCAGGCAGATGATCTTCTCGCCGGGACCTGAGGGGAGCACGCCCGCGCCATAGCCCGCTGCGTGGCGCATGGCGTTGTTGAGCTGGAGGCGCGTGGCGTTCATGCCGCAGATCAGCTGGCCGGAGCGCAGCGCCTGCGCCGGCGTCACGTCGCCCTTGCGCATCTTGGCGACGCACTGGTCGTAGACCCCGAAGCCGATCGGCTCGCCCTGCCGGGCCATGGTAGCGAGGCGGATGATGGCGCTCTCCGCCGCCTGTCGGTGGATCTCGGTCAGCATGACGTCGGGGGCGTCGCGGGTGAAGGCGCCTTCGCCCTTGATCGGCGGCAGCTGGCCGGGGTCGCCAAGGACGAGGATCGGCTTGCCGAAGCTCATCAGGTCGCGCGCCATCTCCTCGCCGACCATCGACACCTCGTCGAGGACGATGAGCTTCGCGTCCGCCGCGTCGCTCTGCGGGTTTAGCGCGAAGCGCGGCTTCTTCATCTGCGCCAGCGCCTGGCGCATAGCTTCGATCCCAGCCTCTGCGGCGGTGCGTTCGAAGCCGGTCAGGGTGCGGATGCTGACCTCGGCCTCGCGCACCTTCTTCGCGGCGGCCTCGACCTCCTCCTCGGTTGCCTCGAGCACACTGTAGATCAGGGAGTGGATGGTGCGCGCCGGGGTGCCCTTGCCGCGCAGCACGTGCGCCGCCTTGCCGGTGAAGGTGGCGGTGACGACCCCGGGCACGCAGCCGCCGTCACGCTCGCCCTGGTGCGGCGAGAGGCCGAGCTCGTCGAGGATGAAGCGGAGGACGGTACTTTTTCCGGAACCGGCATAGCCAAACATCCTCGCGACCTGCCGCCGGTCGGTCTCATGGTTGAACCATTCGACGATGCGTTTCACGCCGGCCTGCTGCTCGTTGGACAGGGCGATGTCCGTCACACCGCAATCCTCGGCAGGTCTGCCCAGGTCCGGCCCTTGGCGATGTTGTAGATGGTCTCCTTCCGGACGTCGTAGAGGCGCGCGATGCAGGCTCGGCACAGGCCCAGATCGAGGTACTGCCTGATCTGATGAACATCGGCCTCCGACAGCACGGCGGCGGAGTTCGCGGCCCCGGGCTGTGCCCCTTGCTGGCTGGTCTCAGCGGGCAGTTTGCGATTGAGCTTCGCGTCGCGAACGTTCTGTTGGTGGTCGCCCCAGTACAGTTTCGACGGGTGGTTGTGTGTGGGCCGATCGTCATGATGCAGCACCATCGCGCCCTCGAACGTTGGCTGCCCGACGAACGCGGTGGCAACGAGGCGATGGACAAACTGCTTGCGCGGCCGCCTGTCGTCGCCGGTGAGGATAACGTACAGGTGCCGGCTGACCGCCTTGGCGGGAGAGAGGACGTGCCCCGCCGACCAGCGCCCGATCGCCTCGCGGCGTCGGACGCGACCGAGATCGCTAACGTCGTAGGCTGGAAACCCAGCCACCGATTTCCAGATCTCGGCGCCCAGCGCCTGGCTGCCATCGATGCTGCTGATCATGCCGCAGCTCCCCAGCAGCGATCCTGCCAGGCGCAGGCGCCCTGCCAATCGCCGCCGCTGCGGCCGCCGCGGCAGAACACCGAGGTGCGCTCGTGCGCTACCCGCGGCAGCAACTCCTCGGCGGCGCTCGCGCGGGCGACCTCCACCGCGCGGTCGCTCATCGACTGGGCGAGGCTCGGGTCGAACGGGACAAGCTCGCTGTAGAGCTCCATGGTGTCGCGGTTGAGCGCCGTGAAGAGCGCCGGGTTCGGCAGCTCGAGATAGGCCTGGTAGAGCGCGATCTGCGCCGCGTAGACCGGCTTCGACAGCACGAGCCCGCGCTTCACCACGTCCTTCCATGACGACGCCCCGAGTGCCTTGTTCTCCCAGAGCGCCGGGTAGCTGAGCGGGACCGGGCCGGCGACCAGGCAGCCGTCGATGTGACCCTTGAACCGGCCACCGAGCGCGGTGAAGCCGAACTGCTGCCCGTCGCTCCGCTCCGTCCGGAGGTCGAAGCCGGCGAGGCGCAGCCATCCGGCGACGATGTCCTCGCCGCGGTGCCCGGCCTCGAAGATGCGCAAGGTCCGCGGCTCGAAGTCGCGGCCCTCGTCCTTCGGCACCGCGAGGTAGTCGTACTGGATCTGGCGCGGGCAGGCCCGGCCGAGACCGGAGGTGCTGACGTAGCTGCGCGGGGCCTGCTGTTGCTGACGGGCGACAAGCCCCCGGTCGATCGCCGCGGCGATCAGTGCCGTGGTGTCCGGGAGGGCGAGCGGCCCGCCGTACTGGCAGCCGGAGCCACTGTTGAGATCGACGACGGTCACGACTTCCGCCCTCGGCTGCCATCGCGATGCCGCAGCCCATGACATCGCATGCACAGCCAGATGACATCCAGCCGTCGGGAGTAGTCGGTGTGATGAGCCTCTAGCTCTGCCGACCGACCGCAGTCCGCGCACGCGTCAGGTCTCGGTAGGCGTCCTTTTTTCAGCGCGCGTCTGACGGCAGCATGCGCTCGGCTGCGGTCGCGATTCCGGACGCGCCACGCACGCTGTATGGCGGCGTGGGTTTCTGGATTGCGCTTCGCCCGGACGTAGGCGCGGCTGTACTCTCGATGGCAGTCCTTGCAGACAGCTGCTCGCCCGTCAGATTTGCACAGCGTACGCCGAGGAAAGTCGAGCAGCCATCGTGGTGTTCGACACGTGCTGCACGTCTTCATTCGCGCGAAGTCCGGCGCGATGCTGTTCGGGTTCAGGTCGATCATGGGAGGCACCTCAGAACGGCAGGGGGTCGTCGTAGGTCGTGCCGGTGCGTTCGAGCTGGGCTGCCTGGCGCTGCATGCTCTCAACGTAGCCGGTGACCGCCGCCTCGATCAGCTGGTCGATCTCCGCGGAGGTGCGGTCGAGGAACGGCGCCATCAAACCGAGCGCGGTCAGGGCTTCGGCGAAGGGCGGCCGGGCGTCCTTCAGCGCCTGGGTCTCGCGGGCGGTCTTGTCGATCATGGCGTCGGTCCTCGTGGCGAGCGCCGCGCCGATGTCCTGGCAGCGTCGCGAGCAGAAGCGGTGGTAGGGGAAGTCCGCGTGGCGGAGGCCGCGGCAGAAGCCGAAGCCGCGCGCCTCGCGGAGGCAGATCGCGCAGAGGGCTATCCCAGCAAGAGCCGGGTGAGGTCCGCGCTGTCCTCCGGCTGGGCCCGGATGCGCTCCGAGCCCATCACCACGAAGCGGCAGATCGCCGCGCTCGCCATCGCCTCGAGGTCCGCGAGCGTTAGCGACGACACGGGTGCTGCGAGCCTTCCACGGCCTTCGAGCCATCTGCCGATCTCCCTCGCCGCCTCGCGCGTGACGTGCGCCTGCCACTCGTCCGGGGTCACCTTAGCGCTCAGCCGTTGAGCCAGGCCGGCGTCGCCGCCGGCGCGGGCGTCGCGGCGGGCGCCGGAACTCCAGCCGGGGCGGGCGATGCCTGCGCGGCCCATGGGGTGCCGGCGGTGGCCGGAGCCGGCGTGGTCCAGGCCGGTGCGGTTACTGCTGCCTCGACCTTCCGCGGCTTGGCGTTGACCGGATCTGGCGGGACGATCTCGCCGCGCAGCACCGCGGCGTACTGCGGCTCGTCCGGCGTCACCACGTTGGCGAGCTTGTTGGCGTCCTTGTAGTTGGGGTTCGACGCCGGCTCGACCATGATGCGGGCGACGAAGACGATGCCGTCGAGCTGCCGCAGACCGTGGATGACCCGCTTCGACTTCGCCGCTGCGCTGTCGTCCTTCGGATCGAGGCCGAGCGCGCTGTCGATCATCGCCCGGAAGGCGCTCTTGGCGATGTTCCAGCCCTTCGACTGGCCCTTCTCGTCGACCTTGCCGCCGGAGACGGTGAAGGTCTGCCAGAACTTCCGCCGGGCGAACGGGCCCTCGACCACGGTGAACTCGCAGTCGAGGAGCTTCACCTCGCTCGAGCCCGAGGCCTTGAGCAGACCGGCGTCGGTGGGCGTGGCGCCGTTGAGCCCCCCCGGGCGGATGGTCATCGCGACGCGGGCGAAGGTGCCGTCGGGGATCAGCTCGCCCACCGGCGCCATTTGCGGCTGGGCATCGTTGAGGTCGTACATCGGGGTTTCCTGTTGCTCGGGGTCAGAGGGCGGACGCGGCGGCCGCCGCGTTGATCTTGGCGAGGAGCTGGCCGAGGTCGGGCGGCTCGGTCATGTCGAGGCGGCCGGAGCGGTCCTTGGCCGGCAGGCCGTAGGGGTTGCCCGCCCGACAGACGAGACGGCGCTCGGCCGACTTGTCGTCGAGGACGTAGCCGCCGTTGGCGTCGCGGCCGAAGAGATGCATCGACAGTACCTGGTCGACGATGCCGGGGAGCTCGCGCCCCGCCTTCGAGCCCTCCATCTGCGGCTGCCAGGTGACGGTGTTGAACTCGTCGGTCACCTTCTCGAGCACCCCGACGAAGATCACGGTCTTGCCGGGCGCGTGCTGCAGGTGCTTCAGCGCCTGGATCACCTCGCGGCCGAGCAGACCGTAGGCGCCGCGCACGTCGGGCTTGCCGCTGCGCTCCGAGATCGCCTCCGGCTGCTGCTTGGCGTAGAGCATCGCTTGCCGGGTCAGGTCGGTGATCGAGTCGACGAAGACGATCGACTTGGTGGCGAGGAACACTTCCAGCCCGCTGTCGCAATAGACGGCGCGGACGTGCTCGAAGTGCGCGGTGCTGTACCAGGAGGCGGCATCCTGCGCCGGGTCGGCGCCGCCGATCAGCACCGCGAGGTCGCGGAAGTCGCCGAAGCTCCGAACCGGGATGCTGGCGCCGCGCCAGTCCTGCACCGACTTCATTCCGGCCTCGAGGTCGAGGCAGACGGTCTCGGCCTCGGGCAGCGACTTCAGGAGCGTGGTCTTGCCGATGCCGGGCGGGCCGAAGATCGCGAACGAGGTCTTGTTGGCGGCCGCCGACAGCCGTTCGTCGGCGCTGATGATGCGAAGGGCCATGCGGACTCCCGATGATGGCGGTGGGTTGATGGACGAGCGGCGGGGATTGACCGGGCGCCGAAGGAGGGCCTGCCCGACCTCGCGGTGCGGGCTGCCCCGCCGCCCGTGATCAGCGCTCCTCGCGGAGCGACAGACGGAAGGTCGGCTTGCCCGGCTTCACCGTGCGGGCGGCCTCGAACCCCTCGCGGATCGAAGCCGGCCAGGCCGCGTACTTCCGCTCCGAGATCCGGAAACTCGTCTCGACATACTCGGCGGGATCGTCGCCGGCGGCACGGATGCGCGCGACCAAGCCGCCCAGCGCTGCCTGGTCCCATTCGACCTTCTTCGGCAGGTCGGCGATCACCGTGACCTCGCCGTCGTCGAGCCGGACCGTGCCGGAGTCCTTGCCCTCGGCCCGGCGCGCGGCTGCTGCGCGGTCGCCGTAGCGGAGGGCGATGGCGCCGTTCAACCAGTCGGCCAGATGCCGAGCGGCCTTTGCGGCGTCCTCGGCCTCCTCCTGCAGGACGGCAAGGAGATCGGCGGGGAGCGCCGCGATCTCGCCGATCGGCATCGTCGGCAGGTCGCCGAGGCGGGGGCGGTTGGCGGGGGCGGTCACTTACGCGGCCTCCTCGGTGATGACGTGGGAAGCGAAGTCGGGGAGCGCTCCCTTCCTGCGGGCCCGGGCGACGGCGTAATAGCTGTAGTCCTCGGGCCCGTGCCGCTGCTGGACGAGGTGGACAAGGCCGCGCTCGGCGAGGTCGTGGGCGCGGGCGGCAAGGAGCCCGAGCGCCGCGCGCGCCGGGCTGTCGGCGAAGCGGCCGAAGCCGGTGCGGTCGAGCGCGAGGTAGCCGCGGTGATACTCGAGGACGGCGCCGGGCGCGGCCTGCGCCACCCAGGCGCAGAGCTCGATCTCGCTGACGCGGGGACGCGGAATCCGGATGACTGGCGCTTTCGCCATGGGGGTGTGCTTTCTATTGCGGCTTCGGAACCGTTCAGGTCGCTGCAGGTGCTCCGCGCGCAGGCGTCTGGCGGTTTCCAGGGGAACTCTTGAGGTCGTGACGCGGTGTCATGAGCGGCATCATGCTGCGAATTTTTCGCACCCACAAGGGAGAAAATTGCTGCACTGGAACCTCGCGACAAACTCCGCTAGATGAACGGGGACGCGGGCGACACGGGGCGGCGGGTGGATCACGACGAGAAGCAGGCGCTGGCCCGGTTCGCCGACATCTCGACCGACGCGACCGCCTGGCGGATGCGCGCTTCGCGGATGGCGCTCGGCCTGAACTCGAAGGAGATGGCCGAGCAGCTCAAGATGCCGACGACGAGCTACAGCGCCTATGAGAACGGCAAGGCGCACCCGAAGCTCGCGGCCATTCGCTACCTCTACCGCCAGTACGACATCAGCTTCGACTTCATCCTCTACGGCGATTTCCGGCGCCTGCCCGCCGACCTCCAGCAGCGGATCTTCGACGCCATGCTTTCGATGCAAAGCCCCAAGGGTCCGCCAGAAGCGTAAGGCTCACCGGGAGCAGCCGGCGGATCATCAGCATGAGGCGGATCGCGGGACCGGCGTCAATCATGGTGCGGCACTACACTCCCTGGTAATCGCAATGGGAGTGAAATCTACCTATGGTTGCTTCGGCAAGATGGGAAATTCCGAAGATCGCGCGGCGCCGGCCGCCCGCGATGGGCAATCCCGAACCTGCAGGGACGGATCGAGCGCCTAGGCGATGAGGCCGAGGGTGATCGCCTTGGCGACCGCCTGGGTGGTCGATGCGCAATCCAGGCGTCTGCGCGCTCGCGCCAGGCGCTCCTCGACGGCCCGGCCCGTGATTCCAAGCGTTTCCCCCACCACCTCGGCCTTCAGTCCGATCGCCACGCCGGCAAGGGCTTCCCGCTCCTGCGGCCGCAGTCGGACCTGCTCGCCGGGAAGCTCGACGTGGCAGAAGGCCAAGTGGAAGTCCTGTACGACGTGTCGCACGCCGATCATGTAGCCGCGGCTCAGCGGCTGCTCGAGGGGTGCGTTGATCTTGAACAGGCCGCGCCGGCCGCGCGGCCCGAAGACGGCTACGTCGAAGCCATGCCACCATCCGTCGCCCAGGGCCTCACGCACGACGATGGCCCACCGCTGCCGCGCCGCGCGGACGTCGGGCGGCGAGGCGTCGACAAGGCATGCCGGCTCCCAGGCCCGCGGCTCCGTCAGCTGCATCCGCTCGAAGAGATCGTAGTCCACCTCGTGCCGCCGGTTGCGGACGTAGTCGTCGGCGAGGGCCCTGATCGGCGGACTGGCGGAGACCTCGATGCGCGCGCCCTCGACCAGGGGCACGGCGTGGCGATACCGCGCCTTGGTGATGCCGAGCGCGTGCAGCCGGTCGCGCATCTCGTCGAAGATCGGCGCGAGCGACGGAAGGGTGCGGTCGATTACCTCGACCGCACGGATGTGCCGGTTCATAGGAGCCTCTGCGTTAGGATGATTCTCTGCCCTGGCGATCCACTTATGCGGTCGCGAGGTCGGAAGCGAGAGCCTGCCGAAAACTCGCACGCTTAGGATTGACGCTGCGAAAAATTCGCCGCAATGCTGACAGGCACGGGCGGCGGTCTCGCCCGCTGACCCTTCTCAATCGCGGAGAAGCCGCTCTGGCTATTGCGTCCCCCGCCGAACGTCGCCCCGTCACCGCAGCAGCTCAGACGCCAAGGCGTCCGCAGCGCTCGAACGCCCTGCATCCCGAGCGAATGTCGGCCGCTGAGCGCCGCGCCGAGGTCTGCGAGTTGCTCGCCCTCGGGCTGATCCGCCTCCGCGCCCGACAGTCAAGTCAACAATCCGACCGTCGTGGAGATAGTTTGCTACACATCCCGCCCCGGCAGAGCGGTCATGCGAACCGTCCACGACGGAGAGTTGCATGACCGACCCGATCCCCGCCCGCCTCGCCGCGCTGAAGACCATGGCGCTGCCGGACCTGAAGGCCGAGTGGCGCACGCTGTTCGGCGCCGAGCCGCCCGGGTACAACCGCCGCTACCTCGAGAGTCGGCTCGCCTATCGCATACAGGAGTTCGCCTTCGGCGGGCTGAAGCCGGAGACGCGGAAGCGCCTCGAGGCGCTCGGGGAGAAGTTCGCCGACCGCAACATCACCCGCCGCCGCATCCGCGACGACGTCATGCCGATCGCCGGCACCCGGCTGCTGCGCGAGTGGCAGGGGGTCGAGCACACCGTCACGGTCCTGACCGAGGGGTACGAGTGGCAGGGCCGGCCGTACCGGTCGCTGTCTGCGGTCGCGAGGGCGATCACCGGCACCCGCTGGAATGGGCTGGTGTTCTGGGGCTTGAAAAGCCAGAGGGCGGCATCGTGAGCCGGGGTCCCGAGGGCAAGCCGGTCCGCAAGCTCCGCTGCGCGGTCTACACCCGGAAGTCGACCGAGGAGGGCCTCGACAAGGAGTTTAACTCGCTGCAGGCCCAGCGCGAGGCCTGCGAGGCCTACATCGCCAGCCAACGGTCGGAAGGCTGGGCACTAGTCCGCGACGCCTACGACGACGGCGGCTTCTCGGGCGGCACCTTGGAGCGCCCCGGGCTGCAGCAGCTCCTCGCCGACATCGAGGAGGGGCTGGTCGACGTCGTCGTGGTCTACAAGATCGACCGGCTGTCGCGCTCGCTCATGGACTTCTCGAAGCTGGTCGAGGTCTTCGACCGGGCCGGCGTCACCTTCGTCAGCGTGACGCAGAGCTTCAACACCACAACCTCAATGGGGCGGCTCACGTTGAATATCCTGCTCTCGTTCGCGCAATTCGAGCGCGAGGTCATCGCCGAGCGGGTGCGGGACAAGATCCGGGCGTCGCGGCAGAAGGGTATGTGGATGGGTGGCAGCGTGCCGCTCGGCTACGTCGTGCAGGACCGAAAGCTGGTGGTTCACGAGCCCGATGCGACGGTGGTGCGGTCGATGTTCGAGCGGTTCCTTCGTGTCGGCTCTGCCACGGTGCTGGCGCAGGAGCTGCGGGCGGAGGGCGTCCTGACCACCAAGGGCCGGCCGATCGACAAGGGCTACCTCTACAAGTGCCTCAGCAACCGGACCTACCTCGGGCTCGCGATTCACAAGGGCATCGCCTATCCCGGCGAGCACGCCCCGATCATCGATGAGGAGCTCTGGGACAACGTCCACGCGATCCTCGCCGAGAATGCCCGCACCCGGTCGGCGCGCACCCGGGCGCAGACGCCGGCGTTACTGAAGGGGCTGATCTTCGGGCCGACGGGTGCGGCGATGTCGCCGACGCACACTCGGAAGGGCAACCGGCTCTACCGCTACTATGTCAGCCAGGATGTGCTGCAGCATGGGCGAGATGCCTGTCCGATCGGGCGGGTGCCGGCCGCGGAGATCGAGGCGGCGGTCATCGACCAGCTGCGCACAGTGTTCCGGCAGCCTGAGATCGTCGTCGGGATGTGGCTCGCGGCGCGGGCCGAGCAGGACAACGTGACCGAGGGCGAGGCGAGGGAGGCGCTCACGCAAATTGACCCGCTGTGGGACGAACTGTTCCCGGCCGAGCAGGCGCGGATCGTGCAGCTCCTGGTCGAGCGAGTGGATGTCCATGGAGAGGGGGTCGACGTCCGCTTCCGCATGAACGGCATCGGCGCGCTTGCCCGCGAAGCCGCGAGGAGGGCCGCATGATGGAAGACGATCGGACGGTGACGGTGCGCATCCCGCTGGTGTTCAAGAAGCATGGCGGACGGAAGACGGTGATCTTTCCGGATGGTCACGCTTGGGAGCCACCCTCGCCGCTCGTCGACCGCGCTCTGGTCAGGGCGCTGGCGCGGGCCTTCCGATGGCACCGGCTATTGGACGAAGGTGTATTCGGGACCTTTAACGAGCTGGCGAAGGCCGAGCATGTGAGCCAATCCTACGTGAGCCGGCTGCTACGACTGACGCTGCTCGCGCCAGCCACGGTCGAAGCGATCCTCGATGGGCGGCAGCAGCCAGCGTTGACACTGGCTCGGCTCTGCGTGCCTTTCCCCGAAGAGTGGTCGCGGCAGAAGGAGCATTTCGAACGAGACGGCTTGTCGTCTCGGATGACCTGAATCGCGCCTGCGGGGATGATGCATTGCCGAACGGCTCGGGTGCTTGCGCAGGCATGTGCACCGTTGCGTAAGAGCGTGCATAGAACTAGCATATGCGTCGCCATGCAAGGGAGCCCACAAGATGTCGGTAGCCCGCCGACTGAACACGACGATCGACGTCCGTCTTGCAGAGCGACTTGATCGGGAGACCGACGGTCGGACACCGCGACTGCCGCGACGGTATGTCGTTGAGCTTGCTCTGCAACGCCTCTTCGACGATGTCGATCGCGGCCAACTGGAACTGGATCTGACCCGGCATGACCGACATGAGTGAGAAGAGACATAGGGAGCGGTCGGTCATATCGCTTTTCAGCGGCGCAATGGGTCTCGACCTCGGGCTCGAAGCCGCGGGCCTGGACCTTTCCATGGCCTTGGAACGCTACAAGTTCCCCGTCGCCACCATCCGACACAACCGACCCGACCTTCCGCTCATCGACCGTCCGATCGAGGAGGTATCCAGCGACGAGATCCTTGAAGCGGCTGGAGTCGAGCCCGGTGAGGCGTTCGCGGTCGTCGGTGGACCATCCTGTCAGGTCTTCAGCACGGCGGGTCAGCGCAAGTCCCTCGGCGACCCGCGGAGTACGATGTTTCGCCACTTCGTCCGGGTCATCAGGGATACACGGCCGGCCTTTTTCGTAATGGAGAACGTCCGTGGGCTGCTCTCAGCTGCTGTAAGGCATCGCCCGCTTAGCGAGCGCGGCCCAGGCTACCCGCCGTTGGGCGACGACGAACAACTCGGATCGGCCTTTGCCGTCGTGGCTAAGACCCTGCGAAAACTGGGATACTACTGCGTATTCGACGTGCTGAACGCGGCCGATTTCGGGGTGCCGCAGACCCGGCAGCGCCTCGTCATACTCGGCAGCCGCGACGGGCGTCGGCTCCAGATGCCGCCCGCGACCCATTCTGCGGTCGGTGCCAACGGCCTTACGCGATGGCGCACATTGGGTGAGGCCCTGGAAGGCCTCAATGACGACCCGCCGGAGCACTATCGGTTCTGCCCTGCCAAAGAACGGTACCTCAGGCTGGTGCCCGAAGGGGGAAACTGGCGGGATCTGCCGCAAGACCTCCATCGCGAGGCACTTGGCAGCGCATACGACTCCTGGGGTGGCCGCTCCGGCTTCTTCCGGCGGCTTTCCTTCGACAACCCGAGTCCTGCGCTTACGACGCGTCCGGACAGCAAGGCGACATCACTCTGCCACCCGACGGAACTCCGGCCGCTCACCGTCGCGGAGTATGCGCGCATTCAGCAGTTCCCCGACAATTGGACCTTCCAGGGTCCGGTGCGGAAGAAGTACGAACAGGTAGGCAACGCCGTCCCGACCGGACTCGGCGCTGCCGTCGGGCGAGCGCTTCTGGCTGCCGCCCGTAGCCACGCTCGCCTCGAGCGGCTCGGTCGGTTCGAGTCCTTCAACCTTGAGCTCCTGGCGAAGCTGGCCCGCCGGCCCATAACGATTGTGAACCCGCCGCGTATGCGGAAGGACGATTCTGAGAACTCACTGGCCGATTGGTATGGTGAAGTGCCGAGGAGGCGCGAGGATGCCTTCGACTATGTGCCCCCCGAACTCCAGGAGCAGTTCCAGCGCTTCCTCAATGGCGGCAGGCGGGGCCGACCAGGCTCACCGGCAGCCCCTGTGCAACCTGCGAACGCGACGGCGCCGTGCCAGCCGGGCAACACTGATCCTGAAAGAGACGTACGGCTCGCCGCGGCTGAGTAACAAGGACGACCCGCTTGACGAGCTCGTCTTCATCCTACTGTCTCAGATGACGACGGGGCCTAGCTACGAGCGCGTATACGAACGTCTGAAGGCTGCCCTGCCGGACTGGCAACTGCTCCTGGAGACCCCTCTCTCGGTCATCTCCGAGCTTATCGCAGACGCAGGCCTTGTGGCCCAACGAACAAACCGCTTGGTCACGATCGCACAGACACTGGCTGGGGACTTCGGGACGGTCTCGCTCACACTTCTTACCGAAATGTCCGATCAAGACGCTTTCGCGTACCTGACCACTCTGCCCGGCGTCGGCCCCAAGTCGGCCAAGTGTGTCATGATGTACAGCCTGGGCAGAGAGGTTCTGCCCGTAGACACGCATACTGCCAGGCTCGCATTCCGGCTCGGCCTCGTAGCAAGCGCAAGTGCCCCGGCCATCGACAAGGAACTAGAACAGATCGTACCGCCGCCCCTGCGTTACGACTTCCACGTGAATGCCGTTGCGCATGGGCGCGTCGTGTGCCGCGCCGTCAGGCCACGCTGCGGCGAGTGCGCTCTGCGTCCTGCTTGCCCTTCCGGACAGAGAGCCCCAGCACCAGCACGCTGACCACCGTCCCGACAGTCGCAGGGGCGCTCCAGACATGTCCTGCGGTATCGTGACCGACCCGCAGCCAGTCCAGCCGCGCCCGCCATGCGGCGTCCAAGCCGTTCACGTGAGCGACCGCAAGTACCGCGAGTCCTCCGGTCCGTTCCACAGGCAGCAGCCATTCCAGGTAACGGTCTAGGCGCGTCACGCTGCGCATGTCGGACGGTCCTTCGCTGTGCTTCGCCTCTCCGACGAAGAGCCCTCGCCCGGTGCTCGGGCGACGGAGAACATCCGGGCGTTCGCCGTCAAGGAGTGCGACCTCCATCCGGAAGCCCGACATGTCGGCCAGCGTCCGCAGGAGCGACCGCCGCGCCTCGTGCGTCAGGCTGGGGACGCGTTCGGGTCTCATGGGTCCGACGGTCCGGGTGGTTCACAACGCGTCGGCCACGCCAAGCAACGCCGCCGCCTCCCGCACATCGGCTAGGAACGTCTCGCGGGTCAACGGTGTCGTGACCCTGTCCCCGAGCAGATCCTGCGCGGCGCGCTCCTTCCCGACGAGCCGGTTGTACTCGACCGTCTCGAGCGAACCATCACAGAGCATCACGACATACTCGACGTCGCGCTCCTGCCCTCGCCGGTGAATTCTGTCCAAGCTCTGCAGGTAGTGGGCCGCCTGGTTCGACAGGGACTCGTAGATCGCCACCCTCGCCCTGTGCAGAGTGAGACCGGCGCCGGCCGCCGCAGGGTTGGCGACGAAGACCATCGTTTCGTCGTCTTCTTGGAACCTGCGGACTGCCTCGCGGCGGGCGTCGACATCGTCCACAATTCCATCGTACCGGACGGTACCGTAGCGTGCGTAACGCTCGACGATCGCGGTCACGGATGCGGTGTAGAAGGACCAGACAATCACCTTCTCGCGGTCACGGCCCACGATGCGCTCCAGCAACGAGTCCATCGCCGCCAATTTCGCGGGCGTCTCCCGGTAGCTGGGATCAACGGCCGCCGGGTTGGAGCAGACTTGGAGCAGCGCCGCCCGCCGCGCCAGGAAGCTGGTACGTTCCCGCGCGAACCGCGCCTCGTCGCTAGCCTCAAGGTCGTGGACCAGATCCTCGAGTGTTGCTCGGTACAGGCGGGCCTGCTCCGCGGCCATCGGGAGCAGCACGCGCTGAAATCTCTTGATCGGCAGCTCCGGCAGAACCTCCGCTTTTAGGTGCCTCACGAATAGGCCCCGCTCCTCGATCGCCTCCTGGATCACGGGCGCCGCCTCAGCGCGGTCATTCGGCACGTCGACGCCATCAAAACAGAAGCCGAAGTCCACGAGGTTGAACTGCTGGACGAGATCGCCCGGCGCGTTCGGGGCAGGCGTGCCGCAGAGCACATAGGCGCGCCCCGCCCACTCGCGCAGCCGCCGCAGTGCCCGCGTCCGTTTGGCGTCCATGGACTTAATGAAGAAGGACTCGTCGATGGCGAGCACGGTGCGCCCTGGACGTGCGCGCATGAGTGAGCGAAGCGCTCCTTCCATCGAAACGGCCGTCTCGAAGTTAGTGACGAACACATCGGCACCGGCCGTCAGCCGCCGTCTCTTCTCCCTCACGGGACCGCTGAGCACCACGGTCCGGTACAGGTCGCCGCGGAACCGCGTGAGGTCCTTTGGCCACTCCCCGACCATACTCTTCGGCGCCACGATGATCGCCTGATCGGCTTCGTCCCGCTCGACCAAGAGATCCAGGGCGAAGATGAAGGTGACGGTTTTGCCGGCCCCCTGTTCGTCGAAGACACACAGCCCGGGGCTGTCCGGCAAGGTCATCGCCGCGACGTTAACTATCTGGTGTCGGTCGAGGACGCCTAGGCCGTCACTGTCGGCGATCAGCCGCGCCGCGAAGTCTGGCCCGCCGGTCTTGATCTGCTGCAACCTCGAGAACACGCTCGGATGATGCGCCGCCACCCCGAGGCGGTTGTCCACGTACCGTTGCGCCTCGGGTGTCCATCGCAACTCAATGTCGTCCTGTAGCAGCCTGAGGGCGGCAGTCGCCGACGCCGGAACCCGGAGCCCCTCCGTGACGCGGGTCACGGCCTGACCAGCGTCGCCGAGACGGGTCCGGATGAGCTTAAGCAGTGCCAGCGCTTCGCCCGGCGCCGGAACAAGGAAGAGAGCGTCCAGCGACTCCGGCACGCGCACCTCCACGCGGTGAAGGCGGCAGTCAGGCAGCATCGTCGCCTACCTCGGCAGCAGGCGGCTCCAAATGCCCCTCCACCAGTTTCAGGGCATCCGCTAGTCCGCGAAGGTTCTCCTGGTTGACGGCCCCGGGTTCGTCCGGATCAAAGACCTTCACGGGCAAGTTAAGGAACCAATCCGTGAAGGAGCGTATCCGCACATTCACTCCGGTCTGACGTTGTTCGACTCGAGCCGCGCGAGCAACTCCGATGGCATCATCGACGTCACCTTGTGCTACCTCAACATCGGCTTCGTTCCGCGCCTTTCGCAAGAGCTCCAGAGCGTCCTCATTCTGGGCGACATACCTCAGATCCCTGATCTGCCGCCAGTTCCTGAACTTGTCCTCAAACAGAAGATCGAAGACCAAGTGCTTGAAGCTGTCCTCTTGATTAAGAGACCAGTTCACTCCCCCGGGGCTCTTACCCTTGTTGAGCTCATCGAAATATTGGAACTTGTCCGACGCCCGATGTTTGGTCGCATACGGATCCTTTGAACGCTCGACGACCTGATATTCTTCGAACTCCTGGGCAATCTTGACCATGTTGATGTAGCGCGAGACCTCATCGACCGAGAGGGCGAACTGGCGTGCTATCTCCTTCCTGATCTCTCTTAAGCGCGCGGCCGTCGGGTTGGCGCGCGGCTCCAGTGTGACCAGCGTCTCGTACTGTTCGTAGACCTTCTGTGCCTTCACGTACTCGGGCCAGTCCTGTTTGAAGTCGGGCTCGAAGTTCAGCGAAACGATCACTGCCTCGCGCTCCTGGTCCGTCGCGTGCGCCGTCAGCTGCCACACCTTGATCCATTCCGCTCGCCTCCTCTCGTCGGCCGAGAACTCCTGGTCCGCGCTGTTCAAGATGTAGTAGCAGGCCGTCACACGTCTGTTGCCGTCGAGCAGGGTGCCGTCTATGTCAACTATCGGCGGCTTCCGGACACCGTTCACTGCGATGCTCTTCGCGAGGGCGCGGATAGCGAACTGGTCTGTGCCTTCGATCCCCGGCAGCGCCATCTCCCCCTGCATTATAGCCAGAAGCTCATCCGCATTTGGGCGCCGCCCGTACTTCTGTTCGAACTGGTTCAGGTGAATGTCGAGCCGCTTGTTCTCGTCCCAAAGGCGGATGTCACGAGTCCGGACAAAGCCCTCAATGACAGCCACCGGGCGCTCATGGAAGACCGGGCTCGGTCTCACGGCTTGAGGCTGGATCCCGTCAAAGGCCTGCAACTCCATGCGGCTGACCGAGGCGGGTTCGGTCCCGGGCCTCTCGTCGTCATCGGTGCGGCCCTCCACTGCCGGCTCCCCCTGCGCCGCAAGCCTGGCCCTCAGCGTCTCCATACGAGCGATGAGCGCTTCAGCGTCTCGATCGAGGATTGCGATGGTCCGCGGGTCGCCGCGGCGCTCGGCACCCGACCGCATCACACGAATCACGCGCTCGAGGAGCGCCACGGTCTCACGCTGTTCCAGCGGCTGCACAAGGCCTTCCCGGATGATCTCGCCGACCGTCTCACCGAGGTCGGTGGCCATCGCCTCGGCGAGGTCGAGGAGTCGCGTTAGGTCCGCCCTGACATCGTTCATGATCACCATATCTCTTCTTCTCCTTCCTCGCTCGTCTGTGTCTCCGGCAGCTCCGCCGGCATCTCTATTCCCGCGCGCTCAGCCTCCCGCCGCAGTCGCTGCAGTCCGCGCGAGACGAGCTTCCGGGCTGATCCTTCGCTGATGCCGAGAGCGTCGGCGATCTCGGAGGCCGGCAGATCTGGGAGCCCCTGCGCGGCAGCGTCGATCACCAGTTCCATCACGTCGACGACCTGGCCGTCCCCAATTCGTGGCAATAGCTCCCGCGCCAGGCGGATCGCCTCTGCTCGCCGTAAGTCGTCTAACTCTTCACGTTCTCTCCGCGCGCATTCGGTTTCGGCATCTGGCGCCGCCAGCCCGTCGATCTCCGTCTCATCGCCGGCGCGTACAGCATACTCCGCCCGCCAACGGTCCTGTGCCGTGTTGGCCGCCGTCTTCCACAGCCACGCCCCGAGGTTCCGCACGACCCTTCCGTCGGAGAGAGCCGCAAATGCGAAGTCGACGGTCGTCGCCACACAGTCGTCGATCTCGGTGGGTGGTAACGCCGGCCACTGACGCTGTAGCCGTCTTACCAACCCGTATAGGAACCCGCTGGCCGTCAGGGCCTCGATCATCTGGGTGGGTTCCCCCCTACTAGCAGCCGCTGTCGCTGCCTGCAGGAGTTCCTCCGGGCTCTTCCGTTCCGGTCCCTCGTCCAC